TATTGGTAATTCCGTATTGCTTGAATAAGCATATCAACCTTATCACATAAATTTTAACCTGCTATACTTTATTATCTAATTTGAACTACAATACTTATAAATCTTACTAATCATGTCATCTGAAAAACTTCCTGTTATTACAGATGAATTGATTTTTGCTTTAGATCAAATCTTTCCTAACCGTCATCCTGATTTGTCATTAACTGATAGAGAGGTATGGTATAGAGCAGGGCAGCGATCTCTTGTTGATTATCTTATTGAACAGCAAGCCAGGCAAAAAGATACCATGCTCACAGAATCAGTCTTGGAGAATTAATTATGTGTTTGTTTAGTCGACCCAAACCACCAGAATTACCAAAGGCAGAACCAAAAGATTCTGCTATAGAAGATACTGCTGATAAAGTTGTAATCGCTGACAAAAGAACACAACCTGATAGAAAGAAAAAGGCTATAAAAAGTACAAGAGTTGCTAGACGTTTAGGTACAAGGTCACTTCAGATACCTCTTAATCCTGGTGTTCAGTCTGGTAATTTAAACTACCCAACATAACATGGAGTATTCAACACAAGGTCAGACTGCCGGTGGTAGATATGCACAACTTCAAAGTGCAAGATCTACTTACGATAGAGAAGCAAAAGAATCATCTAAACTTACAATTCCTAGTCTGATACCAGAAGAAACTACAGGTACTAGAGCAAAGATAAAAACTCCTTTTCAAGCTGTAGGTGCTAGAGGTGTTAACAGCCTTGCATCTAAATTATTATTTACCTTACTTCCACCAGGTACATCATTCTTTAAACTTACTATTGATAGTCTTGAATTATTAAAGCAAGGACAGAGTGGCTTAGAAACCGAAATAGATGTAGGTCTAAGAGCATATGAAACAGCTTTAAATAATGAGATAGAGATCTCTAACGATAGAGTTGCGATGTTTGAAGCATTGAAACATCTGATCGTTGGAGGGAATGTTCTTCTCTATCTCACAGATGATGGTTTAAAAGTATATCCACTGGCTAAGTTTGTATGTAAAAGAGATGCAGTCGGTAACATCCTAGAAATTATCACCAAAGAATCTGTCAATTCAAAAGCATTAGAACCAGAGTTTCTTGAACAAATAAAGAAAAAAGAAAACTATGATGAGAAATCAATGGATGCTGATCTTGATATATTTACTTACGTCAAGAGAGTTAATGATGAATTTATGTGGTATCAAGAATGTAAAGGAGAAAAGATACCAGGCACTGATGGCAGATCAAAAGTAGATGTATCACCTTGGATTACTCTTAGGTTCGTAAGAATTGATGGTGAAGATTATGGTAGAGGATATGTAGAAGAATACAGAGGAGACTTGATTAGTTTAGAAGCTTTGATGCAAGCAATCATAGAAGGTGCTGCCGCATCAGCTAAGACTCTATTCCTTGTTAACCCTAACGGTGTTACCAGAGCAGCAACACTAGCGAAAGCTCCTAACGGTGCAATACGAGAAGGAAGTGCTGCTGATATTTCTGTGATGCAAGTCAACAAGGGAGCAGACTTCCAAGTATCTTTCTCTGCAATACAAAGAATAGAATCAAGATTAGAGTATGCCTTCCTTATGGCTAGGTCTGTACAGAGAGATGCTGAAAGAGTAACAGCAGCAGAAGTTACCATGATGGCTAACGAACTAGAGAATAGTCTTGGTGGTATTTACAGCATCCTGACTCAGGAATTTCAACTTGTATATTTAAGAAGACGTATTCATATGATGGTCAGATCTGGTAAAGCTCCAAAGTTACCAGAGAAGATAGTGAAACCTAAGATCGTTACAGGTGTTCAAGGACTTGGCAGGGGTAATGATCGTAATAAGCTTGTTGAATTTATTGGCACAGTAAGTCAGGCTCTTGGTCCAGACATAATGCGTCAGTACATGAATGTAGATGAAGCAATAAAACGACTAGCAAATTCAATAGGAATAGATACTGCTAACCTAGTGAAGACACAGGAAGAGATACAGGCTGAGATGCAAGCTATGCAACAGCAGCAACTTATCCAACATCTCGGACCTGCTGCTCTTGGATCTCCTTTATTAGATCCTAAAAATAATGCTCAAGCTCAACAAGTAACGGAGGAAACTAATGCCAACGAAGAAGCCTGATCCAACACCAGAAACTGAAGCAGCAAAGGCTGTTGTAAGTAAGCTAGGTGTTAATGATGACCCTAAACCAAATCAGCCAAAAGTGGTCGAAACCAAGAATGGCCGTACAATGACTTATAACTAAACAAATTTTATGACTTCATCCCAGGTAAATGTCACAGAGACTCCACCAATGTCTCAGCAAGATTTAGAAACCCTTGCAAAAAATGAAACTGATGAGAACGGTCTAATACTAGGTAAGTTTAAATCAGTAGAAGATCTAGCTGCCAGTTATAAAGAACTGGAAGGTAAGTTAGGACAGGTAACAGAAGAAGATCAACCTCAAACAGAAGAAGAACAGACCGAAACTACCGAACCAGAATTTAATGCAGAAGAGTTTTATGGTGATGGTCTTGCTTCAGTATTAGAAGAAGTTGGTATTGATCCACAGGAAATATCTAACAGATTTACAGAATCAGGTGAGATTAATGAAGATGATTACAGCAAACTAAAAGAAGCAGGGTTCTCTAAACAAGTAATAGATACCTATCTTGATGGAGTAAGAAATGCTACTGGTGTTTCTGGTGAAGATATTGCCACTGCTCAAATACAAGGCATTAAAGATTCAGTCGGTGGAGATGACAACTACGGTAAGATGGTGGCATGGGCTATAGACAATCTCCCTGCTGAAGAGGTAAAAGAGTTTAATTCTTTAACTGAAACAGCAAATGCAACAGCAATTAAATTTGCAGTACAAGGTCTTTATTCTCAATACAATAACGCTATGGGTGTCGAACCAAACTTAGTATCAGGCAAGGCTTCCTCCAGTGGACCTACACCTTACAGATCTACAGCAGAAGTAGTTACTGCTATGTCAGATCCTCGCTATGGTAAAGATGTTACCTACACCGAAGATGTCCAAAGACGTTTAGGTGGCAGTGACGTATTTAGTTAACTATGGCTAACAAACCTACTAACCCAAAACTTTATTCACAAGTAAAGTCAGAAGCAAAGAAGAAGTTTAGAGTCTATCCTTCTGCTTATGCTAATGCTTGGTTAGTTAGAACTTATAAAAAACGTGGTGGAGGTTATCGTAAAACTTAATTATGCCCTTATCTAAAAAACAAAAACAACTAGACAAAACTGGTGATGGCAAAATCACTAGAGAAGATCTTATGATTCTTCGTAAATCTAAAAAGAAAAATGGCAAAGCTAAGTCTTAGTCAGATTAATACTCTGAAAAAACATTCAGTACATCATTCCAAAAAACATATGGACATGATGAAAAAGCTTATGCGTGAAGGAGCATCATTTAAATCTGCTCACAACAAAGCACAAAAACAAGTAGGCAAATGAGTTTAAAGAGATGGTTTAAAGAAAAGTGGGTGGATGTTAAAACAGGTAAAGACTGTGGCAGAGGGAAGGATGAGAAAGGTAGACCTTACCCTGCTTGCAGACCTAGTAAAAGAGTTAGTAGTAAAACACCAAAGACGACAGGTGAAATGAGCAGTAAAGAAAAGGCTAGATTTAAATCAGAAAAGACCAGCAGTAGAAGAATTTCTTACAACCACAAAAGGAAAACAAATAGAAAAAAGTTAAAGATTGCATAACAGTGTTATATTTTAATTAACTGCTTATCTTTCCTTTATGTCGAAGGGAGTATCTCTTACCAAAAAAGACAAAGATCCCACAGGGGGTCTTACTGCTTCTGGTCGTAGGAAATATAACCAAGCAACAGGTGGAAACTTGCAAGCCCCTGTTACTAAAAAGACAGGTCTTTCACCTAGACAGAAAGCCAGAAAAAATTCTTTCTGTGCAAGGATGTCTAAAGTAAAAGGACCAATGAAGAAAGATGGTAAGTTGACACGCAAAGCCCTTGCACTACGTAAGTGGAATTGCCCAAAATAAACTTAACAAAGCGAAAATCTTAATATCAAAAGTGCCTGATGCGTCAGATACCACTGGAGAGAACAGACAGTAGTGAAGTTAGTTTCTCAATTTTTTAAATCAATCCAAAGGAGTTTAACTCATGGCTAACGCTACAGTTTCACGCCTGGGTCTGGTAAATAATTCTGGAACAGGCTTTGATGCTCTGTTTTTGAAGGTGTTCTCAGGAGAGGTTCTAACAGCCTTTGCTAGAAACAACATCTTCAACGATGCCTTACATTCTGTCAGAACTATTACCTCTGGTAAATCAGCACAGTTCCCTGTTACAGGTGCTGCAACTGCTGCATATCACACACCAGGTACACCATTAGTTGGTGCAAACCAGATCTTGGCAAATGAAAAGATTATTTCTATTGATGATCTTTTAATATCACAAGCATTTGTCTCAAATTTAGACGAGCTTAAGAATCATTACGATGTCAGAGCTACATACGCTGATGAATTAGGTAAGGCACTTGCCAAAACTTATGATCAGAACGTAGCAAAGGTAATCGCTAATGCTTCAAGAGCTTCAACAACTCTTACAGGTGGCAGTGGTGGATTAGTTTCTACTCTTGCTTCTGGTAATACTGCTTCAGCAAACGTAACTGGTGATGAGTTAGCAGCAGCTATCTACGACATCGCTCAAGCATTTGATGAAAGAGACATCCCACCTACAGATCGTTTCTGTGTATTACCACCTGCTGAGTACTACAAGTTAGCTGAATCAGCTACAAGAACAGTAGATGTTGACTTTAACCCAGGTGGCAACGGATCGTTTGCATCAGGTCGTGTACAGCAAATCGCAGGTATTCCTGTAATGATGAGCAACAACATACCTCAGTCAAACGTAGGCTCTGAAGTTTCTGGTACAAACAACAGCTACGCAGGTGATGACAGCAAAACTATTGGTCTTGTATTCCACAAGTCAGCAGTTGGTACTGTGAAGCTAATGGACATGACAACTGAAATCAGTGGTCAGGACTATGGCATCATGTATCAAGGTACATTGATGGTTGCTAAGTATGCTCTTGGTCACGGAATCCTCCGTCCTGAGTGTGCAGCTACAATCAAGTTATCTGCTTCTTAATTCACACAAAAGGGTACTCAGCAATGGGTACTCTTTTCCTACTATTTGGAGAACACTATGGCTTACGGAAAAATGATGAAGAAGAAAAAAAAGAAAAAGATGGGTAATAGAGACTCACTTAAAATAAAAAAGTATTAGGCCATGACTAATAGAAAAGCCTTAAGAATTGCTCGTGAAAATGGAAGGGTATTTTATAGAACTTTTCCTATAGGTAAAAAAAAGAAAAAAACAAGACAAGAAAAACTAGAGGAGAACTTAAGAAAATTTAATCCGAAACTTTATTACGGAGTTAAAAACGCATGACTGTAGCTGCAACCACTGAACTAGAAAGCATCAACATAATGTTGGCTGCTATAGGAGAAGCTCCTATTAACAGTCTTACAGGTACTCTTCCTGTTGATGCTCGTCTGGCACAATCAACTCTTACTGAGGTAAACAAAGAAGTCCAATCTGAAGGTTGGTCTTTTAACACTGAAATAGATGTCACTCTTACTAAAGATGGATCTAATCAGGTAGCCCTTTCTACAGACGTTTTAAGAGTTGATCCTAATATTCATCAACACCCTACGATTGATGCGATACAACGTGGTTTAAAGCTATATGACAGGTTAAATAATAAGTATGAGTTTGATGAAGATCTTATCTGTACTGTTGTCTACTTCAGAACTTTTGATGAGATACCAGAACCTGCAAGAAGGTATATAACAATCAAAGCTGCTCGTATCTTTGTTGATAGATTAGTTAGTGATGATGGATTAAGGACTTATACACAACAAGACGAAGTAAGAGCTAGAGCTATACTGATGGAAACAGACTTGGCAAATGGTGATCACAACCTGTTAAGAGGAGATCCTAGTCTTA